TCCTTCAGCTTGCGAAGTGCCTTAACCGTGGAATCGTTGAGAACCCACACCGCTTTCTTACGATACGGACTTCTGAGGGAGTAGAACAGTTCCATGACATCATCAAATGTAATGCTTGCACCTGTAGTAGTTGCACCGTCTTCCGCACCGCCTACGGTATGGAAGATGCCTGTCGGCTTGCCCTTGCCGTCACCAACAAAGAATGCCTCTTCTTCCTTAGCGCCGATACGACGGGCAAATTCACGGGCAATGTAGGAAGGCAGGTCAAACACACTGTCGTTCAGCAGTTCCTCAGAAATCTTGATTGCTGTTCCCAGCTTATATGCGGAAAGCGATGCCTGACCGAAGGTATCATCGGAGAGCGTATACTGCTGCTCCTCGTCCATCCACACAGCTTCTCCCTTGGAAGTCACAATCGGAATCTTACGGTCGCCGTTGGAAGTCTTGATGACCGTTGCCATCTGACGGAAGACACTTTCTTCCTCCAATGCTTCCACCAGTTTTCGTTCAAACTCGTCTGGTACAAGGTATCCGCCCTCTGCATCTGTGCCAATGTGCAGGTCGTTATTGACATCAATCCAGTTTCGGTTTCTGATGCTGTTCCAGAAAGCTGCTTTGTAGCTGTCGCTTGCTGTACCTGTCTTTTCCGTTACGTCCGGTGCGGCAGGCTTACCGAGAACAGGTGTTGAAGTAGGCTTGTTGAGTTCTGCTTCAATTTCAGCTTGTCTTTCAAGTCGCTGGATTTCCTTGCCAAGGTCAACAATGGTCTTTTCCATTGCGTCATATGTTTTGGAATCTTCCTCGCTGAGAACACCGTTTGCATTTCTCTTGCTGTCGAGAAAGTCACGTGCTGTATCCCATGCCTTCGCTCTCTTTTCTCTGAGTTCTTTAATCGTCATAATAAATGCCTCCTTAGTATTTCAGTAATGCCAGCCTTTTTTCAAGCTGGTCAATGGGTGTACCTTTGACAGGTTCTGCCGATGCAGATACCTTGGATAAGAATGCAGATAGATTCTTTGATTTTGAATAGGTCATAGCGGTCAAAGCATCTTCCTTTTTCTCATCTTCGTCAGGCTCTTCTTCTTCCTCCTCTTCGGGAGGGAAAGGTTTCTTCTTTTCGGCAAAGAGAATCCCGTCAACAAATCCCATCTCATGTGCCTTTTTCGCATTGAGCCATGTTTCATCGGACATCAGTTTAGCGATCTTATTTCGGCTGAGATGGGATTTGGTTTCATATGCGTTGATGATAGATTCCTTAACTTCTTCCAGAAGTTCGATTGCCTTTTCCATATCTGCTTTGTTTCCCATTGCTGATGTGGAAGGGTCGTGAATCATCATCATGGCCGTCGGTGCAATCAGCGTTTCATCGCCAGCCATTGCCACAACAGACGCAGCAGAGGCAGCAATGCCGTCAATTTTCACGGTAACTTTGCCTTTATGATTTTTCAGCATGGAATAAATCTGACTCGCTGCGAACACATCGCCCCCTGGCGAGTTCAGCCAGACTGTCAGATTTCCGCTTACTTTTGAGAGCTCATCACGAAACAGTGCGGGCGTCACTTCATCGCCCCACCAGGTATCTTCTGAAATGGGACCGTTGAAGAGCAGCTCTGTTTCTGATGTATCTTCATTTTTTATGAAGTTCCAGAATTTCTTCATTCAGTTTCTTCCTCCTTTGCCGGATTTTGATTTGCAAATTTTCCCGCTTCAGAAAGTTTTGTAAAGCTGCCATTACACAAGTAAAGGTTTCCACCTTCTTCCTCAGAAAGCATATTCATATCTTCCTTTTCACGGATATCGTTGGCAGACATCCAGCCGTTTTGTCTTGCTGTGGCATAACCCTGCATACGGGAAGCGTAATCACCACGCAGCAATCCGTCTACATTAAACTTGATAAAATACTGTCCTTTTTCAGAATCAGAAAGCAAAGCCTTCTGCAACGACTGCTCCCACCTTACAATCCAGGGGTCAAGGCTGTATTTGACGAAGTCCAATGACAGATGTTCCACGTTGGAAAATGTGGCGTGGTCAAGGTCGCCAATCATATGGAGTGGCACTCTGTACATTCTTGCAATCTCCTCAATCTGAAACTTTCTGGTTTCCAGAAACTGCGCTTCATTATTTGGAATTGCAATGGGAGTGAATTTCATGCCCTCCTCCAAAACTGCAACCTTATGGGCATTTCTTCCGCCATAGGCTCTCTGCCAGGCATCACGCACACGTTCCGGATTTTTGATTACCCCAGGGTGTTCCAGTACGCCTGACGGACTCGCACCATTTCCGAAAAACGATGCTCCATATTCCTCACAGGCGATAGAAATGCCTATTGCATTCTTCGCCATGGCAATCGGTGAATATCCTACCAGCCCGTCGAATCCTAAACCCGGAATATGCAAAACTTCATCAGCATAAAGAATGATGTCGCCCTGTTCCTTCATATTTGGATTTGCTTCATCGTAACGACTGTAAATATATATCAAGCGGTTCTTTTCATCACGGTCAACTTTCATTTTGTCAGGCATCAAGGGATATAATCCTAAAACATCACCTCTGCCGTTTCGGATAATCTGTGCATAGGCATTGCCGTAGATAAGCAGATGGGACATCAGGGTTTCCCTGAAAACAAATGATGTCATTTCGGGATTTGGCTGATCGTGGAGTAAAAAGTAAAGCGGGTGCTGTGGCACTCGCTCTTTTCCTTTCTCATTGTATTTGTACACATGGAGCGGCAGCTGTGCAATTGCTTCCGACAGCACTCTCACGCAGGCATAAACCGCAATATGCTGCATGGCTGTTCTGTCTGTGACTCGTTTGCCGCTGTTGGCTCGTCCGAAGAAATATGTGTAGGACGGGCTGTCATAGCTGTTTTGAGGCTTGTCTCTGGACCTTCGTAATCCGCTGAAAATTCCCATGAAATCACGTCCTTTCATGAAAAAGGAGCCCTTCCGGACTCCTTGTCGTTATTTGCTGTTTTGACCTGCGTTATAGGCATCGATTTTTTCTTTCATTCTGACAATCGCCGTATCCATATTACTCAGAACGATTGCTTTTGGAAGCCCGAAAATTTCATTGCAGGTTTTGTCCGTCAAACGTTCGGTATGTGCCTTGTTTTCTGTCAGTACTTTCAACATATGCTTTTGTTCGTTCAGTTCTTTCTTTGTCATTTTTATCCTCCGTAGGTTGATTTCGAAGGCTTTGTGCCTTTCGTTAGTAGGTATATTACCATACTGTTTGGCACTATTCAAGTGTAAATAATGACAATCATTCTGCGAAATTTCGGGTGATATTGTACATCATAACACCAGCATCTCCCTCGAATCATAAATTGACTCATCAGATACACATCCACAGCGGATTGCACGGTCAAGAGCCATAATCATGGCAACTGCACCGTCAATCTTCTCTGTGGATTTTTCTTTGTCCGGCTTGATGTTTCCGGCAGGGTCACGGCGAATGAAGATATTGTCCATCATCCAACGGAGAACAGGATGCCCGTTGTGGGCAAGCGTCTGTTCCAGGGTCAGTTTCATCAATTCTTTGGTTGGCGGTGACATATCCTTATAACCCTGTCCAAACTGAACCATTGTAAACCCAAGCCCCTCCAGGTTCTGCGACATCTGTACCGCACCCCAACGGTCAAAAGCAATCTCTTTGATGTGAAATTTCTGCCCCAGTTCATCGATGAAATTCTCGATGAAACCATAATGGACAACATTTCCCTCAGTGGTTTTCAGGTAGCCCTGCCGTTCCCATACATCGTATGGAACATGGTCTCTTCGGACACGTAAAGGAAGCGTTTCTTCCGGCAGCCAGAAGTAGGGTAGAACATAATAATGCTCGTCTTCATCAGTTGGTGGAAACACCAAAACAAAAGCCGTAATATCAGTGGTTGAAGAAAGGTCAAGACCGCCATAGCAAACACGACCTGCAAGCATATCTTCATCAAAAGCCACCTTGCATTTGTCCCATTTCTCCATCGGCATCCATCGGACTGCCTGTTTTACCCATTGGTTCAGTCTCAATTGTCGGAAAGCGTTTTCTTCTCCCGGCGTTTCTTTTGCAGAATTACAAGCCGCTACCACCTTATCCATGCCGATGGTCTTGTCCAGACTTGGATTTGCTTTTTTCCACACCTTGGGATCTGTCCAGTCTTCGGATTCATCTGCACCGTAAATGACCGGATAAAAAGTCGGGTCATGCTTTCTGCCTTCCAGAATGTCCTTCGCCTTTTGGTGTACTTCATAGCAGATGCTGTTGGTATCGGTTCCGGCGGTTGTGATAAGAAAATACAAAGGCTGCATTCTGGCATCGCCGGAGCCTTTTGTCATAACATCAAAGAGTTTTCGGTTGGGTTGGGTATGCAGTTCATCAAAGACTACTCCATGAATATTGAATCCATGCTTGGAATAGGCTTCTGCAGAAAGTACCTGATAGAAGCTGTTTGTCGGAATGTACACGATACGCTTTTGTGAGGTCAGGATTTTCACTCGCTTATTCAAGGCAGGGCACATTCGCACCATATCGGCTGCCACATCAAATACAATGGCAGCCTGTTGTCGGTCAGCAGCACAGCCGTACACTTCGGCACGTTCTTCACCGTCACCGCAGGTGAGCAGCAGGGCAACAGCGGCGGCAAGCTCGCTGTTGTGTGTTGGTAAAAAAGAACGCCCAACACAATAAAGGTGTGAAGGGCTGTCGACTTGTATGCATTGCATACCCGGATTTTCAATTTTTTCAATAGAATCAATATATCGAAAATGACTGCGTGACTTAGGGTTCCTTTTTAGTCCTGCAATCGGCATATCATCGAAAGCTGTGAATTTCACATAGTATAGGGTTTCTCCTGTTGCCACTCTTCCACATTCACTGCTCGGCTTACTCCAATCTGCTCTCTGCGTGGATACCGCAGTTGTGATTGCATTTTTTATGCCTAAACTCCATAGCAGTTCACTTACGCTTTCAGCAAGTGCTTTTTCTGTAGAAGTGTAAATTGCCTGTCCTTTCAAATTGCTGATTGCTCCATCAGAATCCATAAGTCCCTGTAATAAATCGAATCTCTGCGAAACGGAAGCTCTGAGATATTCTATTGGGATTTTCTTGTCATGAAAGCTTTTCAAAAGTACTTTTTTTAAATCCGGGACAGGGCAGATTTCCGAATCACCTGTATTTTTCCATCTTCTTTTCAGCTTGTGCCATGGCCATATTCGGTCTAACACTTCCGGTATATCGCAAGTTTGAATTGTAATTTCAGGCTTTACAGCATTTCCATTTCCTAACCAATAGCCCATTAAGTAAGGATCAACAGGCAGTTCTTTTTCAGTTGTGGTAAAAGCTTCTGCAATAGGAATACGAAACCGGTAACAACCATTGGCGTCACAAGAACGCTGATATAATTCTTCCGTTGTAATCGTCCTTTTTCTGCGTGTACCATTTGTAAGTTCGCCTGTCCACAAATGCCTTGCTCCTGCGATGATTTCTTCGCCGTCCTTAAATCGGATGATATAGCCTTGCTCTTCATAATCAACAGGACTTTTTGCAATAACATGGCATATGTTTCCTTTCTCATCAAACAATTCATCTCCAATCTGTATATCACCCATTGTTGTAAATCCGTAGGGGGTAGGGATTGGGGTGTGCAATGCCAGCTGTTTGCCATTTTTCTTGGGAATTTCAATGTACGCCGTGTTGAATTGACGATAGCCATTCGGTTTCAGAATGCCGAACAGGTCACGGATAATCTGCTCCTGCCAGTCCAGAAGTTCAAATTTCTTTCCAGCCCATGTGCCTTTGGTATGGCTGAGGCATTCAATAAAGGAAACTGCATAATCTGCCGCTTTTTTATCATATCTGGAATCTTCCGCCATAAAGCGTGTCGGTTTAAATCTTGCCATTGTTCTCACCTCCAAACAAAAAAGACCTGCCAAAGCAAGTCTGCATCATTATTTTCAAGCCCTCCGGGGGCGATTTGTAATCGAGATTCTATTCCCATTGTAACCATGTTACCATACAATTTCAAGTTTATCAAGTCATAACGGAAAAATATACTGCACAAAGATTTGGCTCGGATTTTGTGTACTATATTTCTTCGGTACGAGCCACAGCCCCCCCTTGTCTCAGGGGCTGTTTGGAAAGTGCCGGGAATTTTATCTTCCCGTCATGCACTTCCATTCAAATTCGCAGGCATTTTCGTATTCCTCATCGAAAAGCGCATCGTCGTCAATGTAGTCTTCTTTGTAGCGAATTCTGTCGATTTCTTCAAAGGCTGTGCCGTTTTCCTGTGCGTCCTCTTTTGCAAAAGCCTCGGCACTTTCTTCAATCCAGGCTGTGAAATCATCGTCGTCCATGTGGTCTTCGTTTTCGATTTCAAGTTCGTATTCGTACTCCGCGTCAACCCAGGTGATGATTGCCTTTGTGATTTCGGTTCTTTCGTTCCAGTCGATTCTGTTTGCCATTGCTCTTGCCTTTGCGATTCCGTATGATACCATTGTGTTTTCCTCCGTTTTTTTGATTGTTTTCCCTTTCGGTGATTACATATTACCGCATAGTGTGCATTATTGCAAGCGGCTAAATCTACAGAAAAAAGGCTGTATATTTGCCGAATGATTGTGTAATATACAGTCTTGCTTTTCTTGATTTTTTATGGTAATATACAGTACGATGAAATAGGATCTCCCTTATTTTTCAGCCCCCGGAGCAATCAAAAAGCAAGCCACACGTTGCCGTTTGTGGGCTTGCTTTTTGCATTTGGTAAATTTACGGAATCGTTTCTGCTTGCCGTTACAGGCAGGCACAGGGGCGGCTTATTCCGCCCCTGGCTCTTTGGCTTTTAGTTCAGTCTGATTCGGATGGCAGGGATTTCTTCAGGAGCACCCCACGCATAATTGCGTGTTGCTTTGCAAAGTCCATCGAATCGGCAACCAAGTTCATCAAGCTGGTGAAGATTTCTCAAAAGTGCTGTGCTTGCATCTGTTATAAGAACTGTGGTTAATCCTGCACTTCTTAAGGTTTCAACAAAGTCGCTCATGTCGTCTTCAAAAGGAAGGTCATTAACAATAAGCTCCTCGCTGTTGCTGTTGTTGCAGGTGTCAAGGTAGGCTCTGTAAGCGTATCCTGCACCGTGGGAGAATTTTTCGTTTCTTTCCAGGCTTTCAAAGTAGTTTCTGATTTTTTCGTTCATGATGTTTTCCTCCGTTTTAGGTTGTTTTCGCTTGGTTTCCCTTGCGTTGTGTAGTATATTACCGCATCTCAGGCTGATAGTCAACGATATTTTCGATAATAAATGTAACAAACATCACGCCGAAATTGGAGCCCTGATTGTGTAGAATATGACAGCAGCACAAAGCCGCCCTGTCGGCTCGTGTGGGGCTTTATTGCAATAGGGAAAACTTTACGGAGGAATCCCTGAATGGCCACACAGCCAAACGTGGCGGCTTGTGTTCGATTATTCTGCCCGATTGCGATGAATGATGCTGACGATTTTTTCCGTTTCTTCCGGTGAGATTCCCAAGGCTTCAAGAGCCTCACGGGTTCCGCAGTCGGGGCAAATCAGCGTTTCATTATCCGTTCTGGAAAGTGCCGGTCTTCCATGATAGGTGCAACCGCACCTTGGACAGGTTCTTTCAGTGTTCGTTTCATTTTTCATAACGGTCAGCTCCCTTTATACTTTTTTCGTAGGCTTTATCCAGATACTTGAAATCGAATCCGAAAATCGTATATCCGAATCGGCAGGTGCTGATGTAGTTCTGTGACGGAATGCCAAGGCTGCGTTCTTCGTGCATGATGTACACGAAAGCATCAATCGTTTTTCCGGTTTCGGAAAGCCTGATTTTCATGTTCTTCTTGTAGTAGAAATTCGGATAGCCCTCATATGCATCAAGGTTTTTTTCATCCCTGGCAGTTACTTCCCAGACAGCCACAGGAACCACGCCGCCTTTTTTCTTTTCAATGGTGAGGTAGGAACCTGTCTTGCTGCCCTTGTAGAGAAGTTCGTAACCCTTGATTACGCTTGTTCCCACAACCTTTGCCGTAGGGCATCTGAATTTCATCTGACGGACATTGAGGTTTGAACCGTAGGCGATATAGTATCTTTTCATCTGAATCTTCCTTTTCGTGAATTCCGCTTTCGTTTTGCGGTAGTCACATATTAACTCTTTCGGGCAAGAATAGCAACCCGCTAAAACCACAAAATATCTGTGCCTTTTCTTGTGTAGTATTTGTTCAGATTATGCTTTGCGATGTCAGCAGCTGTGTGGGCTTGTGTGGGGCGGTTTCAGCACTTGGAAAACTATCCCGCAAAAGCAACGTGGGCGGCGGTGTTGCCGCCTGTTGCCTGTGGGGGCAAGCCTTTTCAGGCTCTGCCGAATCGGAAGGCTGCATCGCCATCCAGGTTTCTTGTCAGGAAATCCCTTGCCGTGGCAAATTCTGCTCCCATAAATCCCAATCGCATCAGCCATGTTCTCATGGCAAATTTCGGATTTTCCGTCTGCTGTGGCTTTGGGCTTGCTGTTCGCAGTTCCTTTGCCATTTCGGAAAGTGCAAGGCAAAGCTGAATGTAGCTTTTCAGCTGTCCGGCATGAAGTCCGTTTTTCTTGCCGTTTGCAGGCTTGTCAAACTGGAAAAGTCTGAATTCGATTGTTCCCTTTGTAAAGGTTGCGTGGTAGTTCAGCATATGGTATCTGCTGTCGTTGTAATGCTGATTTCTGCCGTAGTCTGCACCGTTTGAAGTGTACCAGATGTCCGCAAGCTGTGCCATGGTTGTTGGCTTTTTCTTGTTGATCTGTTCGATGAATTTTGGGTTTACCGTTCTGCAGTAGCGATGCATTCTGCCGCTGTCGATTTTCAAAGCGTCGGCAATCAGTTTTTCGTGGCTTGCCATGATGTTTGCCAGATTTCTGAGGCTCTGTGGTGTGTGGCCGTTTGCTCCGATGTGAATGTGAACCCCTGCACCGATTCCTGCGTGGCTGATTGCTCCGGCTTTGCGAAGCTTTCTGACCAGTTCCTGCAAGGTTTCGATGTCCTCGTATTTCAGGATTGGGGTTACCAGTTCGCATTTTTCGCTGTCTGCTCCGGCAATGGAAACGTCTCTCTGAAATTTCCATTCTCTGCCCTGTGCATCCCATGCTGACCAGGTGCAGTAGCCGTTTCTGCCTGCTGTGTTTTCGTATCTGTTTGTTCCGAAGAAGTCGGCGGCAAGCCTTGCAGCTCTTTCTCTGGTGATGTGGTTCATTTCGATTTCCACTCCGATGGTCTGGTTTTTCATGTTTTCAATCTGTCTTTCTGTTTTAGCGTTCATTGTTTTTCCTCCGTAAATTCGGGCTTTTTGCCCTTTCGTTGTGTTACATATTACCGCATCACGGAGGATAAAGCAAGCGGCTAAATTAACAGAAAAAGAGACTGTATATTCGCCAGATGATTGTGTAATATACAGTCTTGCTTTACTTGATTTTCTATGGTAAAATACAGTACGATGGAATAGGTGCTCGCTTATTTTTCAGCCCCCGGAGCCTTTGAAAAATCGTCAACGCCTTCAATGACAGCCAGTGTCCTACCGTTTCTCCAGACCGTGTGAATGTTTCCGGCGTCGTCCACATACTGCACCTCGCCGACCGTTTCCGACGGCACTGGGTAAGGGTCATTCATGTGGTGCAGAATGATTTTTGTGCCTGCCGGATATTTTGCACGGAGGGGTACAAGCTGTTGTTTATTGGGAAACTTCATTTGAATTACCAGCCTTTCTGAACGCTGAACTGCCTGAGAGATTTCTGAGCAATACTTTTCTTGCCGATTTGTACTCTGTGCCAATCATGCCAAGGCGAAGAAGATAACATCGCATGGTATATTTGGGATTGTCGCTGGTGTCAGGCTTATTGTTGATGCGTTTCTGATTTTTCGCAAATTCGCAAAGCATGGAAATGAATGTACAGTAGGCACTTGTATCATCGTACTGCTCCACAGTGAACCATGGAAAGCAAACCTTATTTTCAAGTACAACTATTTCCAGGTTGTTGGTTTTGAAAGCTGCCTTGAAAAGTTCTCCCTTGTTTTCCACAATTTTTCTGAGCCTTTCAAGCGTTGATTCATCAATCAGTTCCAAAGGCATCTCTACCGTCAGACCGTTTTCTTCTTCCTCAAGAGGAACATCATAACCTCTGCTGACCAGTTCATCAATCAGATTTTCGACTTCCTTGCTGTCAGCTGAATCACTGATTTCAAGATTGCCTTCCTTTGTAATCGTGTAATCTCTGCCGATTTTGTATGCACAGGTTGGCATATACTGATATTCGGAGGGCGCACCGATAATCTCGCTGACCGCCTTTACCAGTCCCTTTCGTTCGTTTCCTGTAAGATGTAATTCAATCATCATGTGTTTTGACCTCCTTTTTGGTAGTACACATGATAACTCTAAATGGCACAGATATCAAGTGTGGGATATGTAGAATTATTTCCCCTCATTTTGTGCATAATAGGCGATTCCGGCAAGGACAAACCAGGCATTGCAAGCTGCGACGCCATTGCCCCACATTTTATAGGCAGCACTATCAGAATATGGATTCTTCAGCCACTTTTCAATCTGCTTGCGGCTTTTTGGTTTGCACTCTTTACCGATTGCCTTATTGTAGTTTTCAAAAACATTCTGCCACCAAACTATCTGTTCTTCAGTCGGATTTTCCGTACCAAGTCCATCACACCACCAAGTCGGCATTCCCTGAAGCAATGCACATTCCTGTGGTGTCAGCCTTCTTACGATATACTCGATTTCAGGAGTGCTGTCATTTACAACCGGCGGATCCTTGTAGTCCGATGCCACAAGCGTGTTTGCTTTTTCCTTTTCAGCGGTTGTAAAGAACGATGCCTTGGAGGAACTGTAAACCGGATGAGCAATTCCGCCAGCCCCCGATGCAACCAGTGTCGGGGATTTTTCTTCTTCAATCTGAAAACTGAATTTTACATTGTACCCCTGATTCATGGCAGGTCTGCCGATGCCGTAGGAAACTGCAT